AGTTCACTGATCATGCCTTTGTCACACAAGCCCTTCTTGGGTTTGTTGGGGATGAACTGGAGCGTCGTGACAAGCAACTGCAGTCTGATCAAAAGGAGGCTCTCCACATGATCTTCCACAAAATCGGGAGAATTGTAAATGGGGATCCAAACTACTCGGATTCCTGGCACGACATTGCTGGCTATGCTAAGCTGGTAGCTGACCGACTTGATGGAGTTTCTCAATGACCCAACGTATCCAAGAAGCCTACGAGTTCCGTTCCGCAATGGAGCAGCCTATCCATAGCGATGACCCTAGACTTATCCAAGGTCAACTTGATCTGATCTTTGAGGAGTACAATGAGTTCTGCTGTGAGGTTGAGACCAACGGTGCTAGGGTAGACCAGCTCAAGGAGCTTTCCGACCTGGTGTACGTGTGCTACCAGTTCGCAGCTGCTCGTGGTTGGGATCTTGATCAAGCCCTAGAGCGGGTGCATCAGTCCAACATGACCAAGCTGGTTAACGGTAAGTGCCTCAAGAACTCAGCTGGTAAGGTACTCAAGGGTCCTGACTACATACCTCCATTCCTCAACGATCTCGTCTAACCATGAGCCCTGTAGTTCTGGGTACAGAGCCTGACCTAAACACCAGGGCCTATTTAATCGATGTGGATGTTCGCACTGGCCGACCAGTATGGTCCTCACATCCAGATTGCTACAGGGCCTGGTACAAGAAAAACGAGAGGCTCCTAGAGTTACGAGGCAAGCCCCACCTAGACTCTTGGGAGTTCCTTGAGTGGCTTGAACTAGAAGACGTAGAGCACATTGATCACTTTATCGAGAATCCACACCTATGACCGAATCTGCAAACCCTATTGCTCGCACTGGCCGTGTTCAATCCTGGATCGACAACCCCGAATCACGGCTCCCCGTTTCCTGCACGGTCTTTGTTGTCGAGGACTCTATGGAGGGTCCGAACGGTATTGAAGCTTCTTGGCGTTTTGTCTCCCACGCTCTTCGCAATGGTGCTGGTTGCGCGGTCCATCTTTCTAAGCTACGCCCCGCTGGAGCTGACAATGGCCGTGGTCTTGTTTCTTCTGGGCCAGTTTCTTTTGCTCGCATCTATTCGTCCCTGAATGAGACCCTTAGGCGTGGTGGTGTCTACAAGAATGGAGCAGTGGTGCTTCACCTTGATTATGATCACCCTGACATACTTGAGTTTATCAATACTCCTCGTGCCCAGCTACCTTGGGTGAAGAGGTGTGTTGATGTCGATGAGCACTTACTTGAAGATGCCAGATATGGAGTCATTCCAGCTTTGCTTGAGGGTATCAAGCGTGGCGACATTTGGCTTAACAAAATCCGTTACAACGAAGAAGGCGATAGAATCTATGGAAACGTCTGCCTTGAAGTCTACCTTCAATCTCGTGGAACCTGCCTCCTCCAGCATGTCAACCTTGGAGCCTGCACAACCGGCAGCCTCGCTTATGTCTTCCCAAAAGCAATGGAGGAGTTGGTTGCTCTCCACGCAAGGACAGGTGTGGGCAGCACTGGTGAGTACCTTAGTCCTGATGTGGATCGTCAAGTTGGATTGGGAAATCTAGGACTAGCCAACTTCCTGGCTCAGAACAAGATCAGCTACTACCAGTTTGGTGAAGCTCTTGAAGCCTACCATGAAGGAGAAATCACCACAGTCACTCCCGCCAATGCTGCAGTCTTTTACCTTGCCCTTGGTATCAATCGTGCAGCCAGCGTAGCTCGCAATGCTGGAATGGAACGTGCCTTTTGTATCGCTCCCACAGCCAGCTGCTCTTACCAAAACAAGGATCTCCGGGGCTACACTACTGCTCCAGAAATTGCACCTCCTATCAGCCGAGAGGTTGATCGAGACAGTGGCACCTTTGGTGTTCTGTCTTACACATACCCTCCTGACATCGAGATTGCTTCTGAGGTAGGCTGGAGGACGTACAACAAGGTCGTAGATGGCATCGTCCTGCTGTTCCAGAAGACTGGGTTGTTCCACGGTTACTCCTACAACAGCTGGAGTGATGTCGTCACTTACGACGAAGCCTTCCTAGAAGACTGGCTCAACTCCCCACAAACGTCTCTCTACTACTCTCTCCAGGTCATGCCAGATACCCAGTCGAAAGACGATGCTCTGGCTGCACTTGATGACGACTACAAGGATTTCTTCAATCTTGATGAGTCCTGCTCTATTGATCAAAACGATAACTTCTGCTCAGCCTGCAGTGAATAGTCATGGCCGATTCCCCATACCTACAAGTCATTAGTCGTAAACGTAAGTGGACGCCTGTTGCTGTTCAACGTGGCCGTCTGGTTGAGGGCTCCGAAGAGTCCATGTACCGAGCCCTTGCTCTGAGGCGCCTGGAGCTGCCTGTGGCTGACTTCCTCAGGGAAGCTCTCCGCAAGGATCTACCGGGCACCAAGGGTGTTGTAGAGGCCCTAGAGAGCAACGTCAGAGACGAGGAGCGACACGACCAGGCCCTGGACTTCGTGATCGAGGCCCACGGCACAGACGATCGAGCAGAGCGTGAAGGTGCTCATGTCCTGAAGGCGTGGATCGAGGCACCTGAACATCCAATCCTCAAAGCAGCAATCCTAGAGCGCAGTGTCTTCTTCGTACTTCTCCCCTTCTACCGATTCAACGGTGACATCGGAATCCGAACAACCGCAGCCGACATCAGCCGAGACGAGCAAGTTCACGTTGCCGTCCACTCAATGGTCTGCTCTGAGCTTGGACTCAAATCGACGCAAAGTCTCAATCGACTACGCCGAGCGACTGTGGGATGGGTGATTGATGGCCTCAAGTCCAGCTCCAACAAATACCTGGACAAAGACTTCTGGCTTGCACAGTCAGATTCCCTCTATGAACGTGGCAAGGCTCCTGGATTGAGCGACACCAAACGATCCAGAATGCCTGCCTTCTTTGAAGCTTCCAACACCGACCTCCCCCAATATGGCTAACATCACCGGCTCCGTGCTTGACCTGACTCTGCCACATGACATCCAGTCGATGGTAAAGACCCTTGAAAACTGCTTCCCCGATACGCACCCTCGTGTATCAGTGAGTGAATTTGAGCTTGGCTATCAAGCTGGAGCCATTGAAGTTATCCGACGACTAAAGGAGTACAGCAGTGTCTAAGAAGCAGGTAAAAATAGAAGGGCAAGGTAAGGTCAACCTCAAGCGTGACTTACTTCGCCCACTAAAGGAAAGTCTGCCTCAAACCTTTGCAGCCAATGACAAAGAGTTCAAGCCTGAAGACTGGAAGAGCGTCAAGCAGACCTTAAAGGGATTCAGTAAGGATGGCAAGGTAACTCAGCAGGAAGTAGTTGCTTCGGTTGCCAAACTACCGGGATTCAGCAACAGCGAGCGCTGGCTTACTCAAGGCTCTACTCGTAACGCTATTGATGCAGCCAGGTACAGTGACTACCTGGATAAACAGAACAATAGGTTATCTGCATTTACCAGTCGGCAGTCTGAGGTGATTGGCTCTATTATGGGTGAATCTTCCCGCAGCATTGCCTCTCAGCTAGACATGATTCGCTCTCAAGCTGATCAGTCTCTTGGAGGATTTCAGTCAATGTTGGACATGGCTATGTCTCAGTCACAAGCCATCAACTCTCAGCAACGAGCAGCCTTTGATGAGGCCAATCAGGCATCTGAGCAGGCTATCCGTCAGTATCAATCACAGATTGCTTCCCTTCCTGGATTTACCCCAATTGATCAGATTGGAGGGGAATCTGAGCAGGTCTCCGGTTGGAACCCTCTTCAACCAATTGGTGTTGAGCGTCAAGCTGCAACGATACAAAGGACTCCTGCAATGACAGGATTCAGTTCAGAACAAATGGCTAGCTCTTCAAGGCAGCGTACAGGCATCCAAGGCTTCCGTAGGAGGGCAGCGTAGTGATGAAAGAATCAGCACAAACCAGGTATCTAGAACTTGCAGCACGTAGAGATTCAAACGTCCTGGAGACGGCACGCCGCTGCGCAGAGCTGACACTGCCATACCTGCTCACCCGATCCGGTACAGCCGAAAGTCAAACTCTACCTGAGACCTGGCAGAGTGTGGGGGCAAAGGGTGTAAGTGTGATGGCCTCAAAGCTTCTGCTTGCCATTATGCCTCCAACTACGAGCTTTTTCAAACTCCAAATCAGCGATGGGGAGTTTGTTAGGGACCCCCAGACGAATGCTCAGATCAAGTCTGAGATTGACCTTGTACTGTCACGGACAGAGAGGATCGTCCTGCAGCACATCAACGAAACCCAAGATCGGGCGAAGTTGTTCAGCTGCTTCAAGCACCTTGTAGCTACAGGTAACGTCCTTGTCTACATGCAGGATGACGCTGACCTCAAGCTGTACCCTATCAATCGATATGTGGTTGATCGTAGCGGAGGTGAGAAGCTCCTTGAGGCCTTGACTGTTGAGGTGGTCAACCGGGACACCCTGCCCCCTAGCTTCCATAGCCAGGACAGGGATGGATCCGATAGGCCCTCAGGCCCCTCTACAGCCGCCTCCACGCCCATCAATGAAAATGAGGTGGAGGTCTTCACCTGGGTCAAGTACGACCCCGCCAAGAAGCTATACAAGTGGCACCAGGAAGCTGACGACAAGGTGATCCCCGGCACTGATGGTCAGGCCAAGGAAGACGTATGCCCGTGGCTTGCTCTTCGCTTCAATGTGGTTGATGGGGAGGACTATGGCCGTGGCCGAATCGAGGAGTACCTTGGGGACCTGAGATCCTTGGAGAGCCTCACTCAAAGCCTCGTAGAGGGTGCTGCGGGCTCTGCTCGGATGGTGTGGTTGGTAAGCCCTGCCTGTGCCTCCTCACCTGAGCTGCTGGCCCAGGCCCCCAGCCTTTCGTTCCAGGTTGGTCGGAAAGATGAAGTCACTGTGGTTCAGGCTGGCAAGGCGGCAGACCTGGCAGTGGCCAAGGATCGGATCGAGGCCCTCACGGCTTCTCTATCTGAAGCCTTCCTTATTTTTACCCCCCGTCAATCTGAGAGGACTACAGCCGAAGAGATCCGTGCTACCCAGCAGGAACTCAACGAGCAGCTTGGTGGTAATCTCGGGGTGCTGACTGTAGACCTCTTACAGCCATACCTAGCTAGGAAGATGTTCATCCTTCGCAAGAAGAGGATGCTTCCTGATCTCCCAGAGAATATGGTGATCCCTACGATCATCACCGGTATGGATGGCATTGGTCGTGGTCAGGATCGAGAGGCCCTGATCATCTTTGCCAGAACTCTTCAGGAAACACTTGGACCTGAGGCTATGGCTCAATACCTCAAACCTGAGGAGCTGATCAAACGTCTAGCTGCGTCTGTCGGGATTGATGCCCTTGGACTTGTCAAGACGGACGAAGAGAAGCAGCAAGAGAAGCAGCAGGCCTTCCAACAACAAGCCGCTCTCCAAGATAAGCAGAATGAACCCGCACTCGCTAAAGTAGCAGTAGATG